AATCGTTGGAGACTGAATTAAAAAGGATTCGTATAGACGAAACTTTAGTCAATGTAGCTAGTGGAATGAAAGCTGTTAAACCAGCAGAAGTTAAACAACTACTAAGATCAAATGTTAGACTTAACGAGCAAGGTTCTGTTGAAGTTATAAACGAAGATGGAACTCCTAGATATTCAGATAGAGGTGAACCAATGTCAGTAAATGATTTGGTAGCCGAATATTTAAAAAACAACCCACATCATGTTTCTTCATCACCTAGTGGTGCAGGAAGCAGAAGTCAAGTTGGTGGTGCAACTCCAAAGCAATTAAAAATTGGTGATCTTGATTTAAGTAATCCTAATGACAGAAAATTATATTCTGACTTAAGGAAACAAAGAGATCAGGGTTCTTTTAAAATGAAACTAACAACTAACAATAACTAAAATAAAACAATGGCAAATGAAACAACAAGTTCAACATTAAGTGAACTTTTTACAAATATAACACAAGAAGCTATCTTTACATTTCAAGAAACATCTGTAATGAGACCACTTGTAACAACATACCCAATCGTTGGTTCAGGAAAAACAATAGAAGTTCCTGTGTACCCAACAATTAGTGCATCAGCAGTAAACGAAGCAACTGACTTATCAAACACAGCAGTAAACCCAACGTCTGTAACTATCACAGCTTCAGAAATTGGCGTGATGACTACCCTTACGGATCTAGCCAGAGACTCAGCTAGTCGTAATGTTGGTGCTGACATAGGTAAATTATTCGGTGAAGCAATCGCTAAAAAAGTAGATACTGATTTAGCTGGTTTACTAGATGATTTCGCATCTGCATCAGATCAAGGTGGTGCTGGAACAGAACTAACAGCAGACTTGCTTTTCAAAGCACAAGCTATTTTAAGAAGTGCAAACGTACCTGCACCTTACTATGCTGTGTTTCACCCAAAAGCGACTTTCAATTTAAAGAAAACTTTAACACAACCAGCTTATGCTAATGCTACTGGTGGTGCTATTTCTGATGTTGGAAATGAAGCTTTATTAAATGGATATATCGGCAGACTTGCTGGTATTGATATTTTTGAAAACGCAAATATCGCTATTGATGCTTATGATGATTCATTCGGTGCAGTATTTCACCCAATGTCAATCGGATTAGCATTAAAAGAAGATTTCAAAGTAGAAACTCAAAGAGACGCATCTCTAAGAGGAACTGAAATTGTAGCATCAATTACATACGGAGTAGGTGTATTAAAAGACACTTACGGAGTATCTGTAAAAACTGATACTGCTCTTTAATTAGTTTAACTTGGTGGGGTGTAAAAACCCCATCAACCAAATATTACTATGGCAAATTTTACAGTAGATGCAGATTTAACTTTTTACCAACCAGATATTCTTACGTTTGGTATTGCAAATTTTACTTCACCAAATGATTATCACGCACAAGCAAGAGCAGATATAGAACGAGATTTAAGAATAAGATGGTTTCCTATTTATTCAAAAGAAACTTATAGAGATATTTCAATACTAAACACAACTGAAATGAACGCAACATTATTAACTGATGCACAATTTAAAAGAGCAAGTGTTTATAAAGTAATTGGTTCTTATGCTTGTCCACAATTAACTAAATTTAATTCAAATGATAACCCTGATAGATTCCAAGTTATGATGAAACATTATCAACAAATGTATGCTGATGAATTTGAATCTATTTTAAGAGATGGTGTTGAGTATGATGCTGATGATTCTAATACAATTATCAATGCAGAAAAAGCACCTTATCATAGACTTAAACTAATTAGATGAAATTAACTGTTGAAGATAATTCTTTACAAGTTGCTAAGAACTTTGAAAAACAAGTAAGAGAACAACCACAAATAGTTAAGACTGCTTTAGGAAGAACTGCTGAGTTCTTAATGGGTTTAATTAAACAAAGAACTTCAAGAGGAGTTAATTCAGATGGTAATTCATTTCCACCATACACAGAAGCTTATAAAACATTTAGACAAAATGCTGGGCGACAAACACAATATCCTGATTTAAATTTCTCTGGTCAAATGTTATCAAACATAACCCAAAGATCACAACCAACACAAGCAATCATTTACTTTGCTAATAAATTCCAAAATACAAAAGCTTTAGGTAATCAAAAGAAACGTAAATTCTTTGCTATTGGTGCAAGAGAGATACAACCTATTATGAATGTATTTATGAAAGAATATAACAAACTATCTAAAATCTAATGAGCAAACGAGAAGATATAGCATCTAATATAGTAACAGCAATTTCAACCGGTACATCACCAATTACTTTAAAGAAGGTAACAAGAGAACCTTTTAATGTTGATGAATTATCTGAACAACAGTATCCTGCTTGTTTTGTACAATCTGGCAACGAAACTAGGTCAGATCAAACAATAAGTTTTACAAGTGCTTTAAGAGAAGCCGTAGCTGACTATGTGATAGTTGGATATGTAAAAGGAACAACATCAAATATTGACACAAAACGTAATGAGTTAATCACTACGATTGAAACAAGAATAAATTCTGATAGAACAAGAGGTGGGTACGCAAAACAAACTCAAGTGGTAGAAGTTTCTACTGATGAAGGAGTTTTGTTCCCAATAGGTGGTATCAGAATGGTTGTGCGAGTTATGTATCAATACACTTCTGGCACACCTTAATATTAACAACACAAGGAAAAAAACATGGCAACACATACTGGCTCAGAAGGTGTAATAAAAATTGGTTCAACTGTTTTAGGTGAATTAAGAAGTTATACACTAGAGCAAACATCAGACACTATTGAAGATACTTCATTAGGTGATTCAAGCAGAACTTTTAAAACTGGATTAAAAGGTTTTTCAGGTTCAGCAAGTTTATTTTTTGATGAAGCAGATGCAGGACAATTATTAGTAACTGCTGGTTCAGCAATTACGATTAACTTATCTCCAGAAGGAACATCAGCAGGAGATAAATTTTTTTCAGGTGATGCAATAGTTACAGCTTACAATGTAAGTGCTTCATTTGACGGAATGGTAGAAGCAGAAATGACGTTTACTGGAACTGGTGCAATAACAGTAGGAACGCATAATTAATTATTAATTAGAAAAGGAAGATATGAACGTAATAGATAGAGTTAAAGCACAATTTGAAGCTTTAGGCATTAAGAAGATTGAGGTAGCTGAGTGGGGCGAGGAAGGCAAACCTTTAATAATATATTGCTCACCATTTACATTAGGTGAAAAAAGAAACCTTTTTAAAGGTGCTAAGAATGATGATCTGGGAGTATTAGTAGATGCAATAGTTCTTAAAGCAAAAGACTCAGAAGGAAATAAAATATTTAAGCTAGATGACAAGCTAACATTATTGAATAATGCTGATGCAAATGTTATAGCTAGAGTAGCAACAGAAATGTTAGCTGGTGTTTCTTACGAGGAAGCTGAAAAAAAGTAAGATCTGATTCTGAGTTATATTCTATACTTGCTCTAGGTCAGGAATTAAACAAAAGTATGGAAGAAATTTGTCTTATGACTCAAGACGAGTTTTATTATTGGATAGCTTACTTTAAAGTAAAGACGGAACGTGAGAAACTAAATTATGGCAGATCAGCAACTAAACATAAAACTTAATGTCATAGATAATGCTTCTAAAGCATTTACAGAAGTTAAGAATAATATATTTAATTTAAAAAATGCTTTAATAGGTATTGGTGCTGGTGCAACATTAAAGGGTATTTTAAAAGCAGGTTCAGAAGCACAAAAATTAAGAAGTCAATTTTTACAATTAGCACCATCAATAGATGAAGGAAAAAAATCTTTTGAATCTTTACAAAAGTTTATAGCTAATTCACCATTACCTGCTGACAGCATTGAACAATCTGCTAGTGCTATATTTGCATTAACTAAAAATAGCGATAAATTAATTGATTCTTTAACTGCAATTCAAAATGCTTCAATAGCTTTAAATATACCATTAGAAACAGTTGCTAGAGAATTTAATAACTTATCTATCAATGGTATTGAGGGAACAAGAGAATTAAAAAGACGAGGTTTAGAAAACATATTAGGTTTCACAGATGGTATTAAAAGAGAACCAAAAACAGCAGTACAAGAGTTTCTAAAAGTATTTGGTGCTAATGGACAGTTCGGTTTAGCTAGTAATGCTTTTGCAAATACATTTGAAGGTGCAACAAATAGATTTTTTAACTCAATTAAAAACATTCAAGAAGAAATTGCTAGAGCAGGTTTTTTAGACTTCTTTACTAATTTAACCAATGCAATCTCAGATATAATTAAAGAGAACCCAGAACAATTACAAAAGTTTGTAAGTGGATTTGCTAATAGTACAAAAGAAATTATTACACAGTTTTTAGGATTTGCAGACACAATTATTTCTTTAACAAAACCTATATTTGACTTCACAGTACAAGCATTTAAAGATTTATATGCTTTCTTAAAATTATTTCCTAAAGAAGTTCAAGAAATTGGTATTATAGGATTTTTATTACTTGGAAGAAAAGGTCAAGTAGCAGTTTTAGCTGTGGCAACAGTTTATGGTAAAATTATAAAAGGATTAGAAGATGTAGGTATTTTATCTAAAGAAAACGAAGCTACTATTCAAGATCAAAACGAAGGTTTATTTAATCAGTTTAGAATTAACGAAAGAATAGCAGAAAAAGAAAAAGAAAGAATATTAAATCAAAGCCAATATGAACAGGCATTAGAAAGAATCAAAGGTCAAGTAGAAGTTCAATTAAGTTTATTTGAAAAGATTAAACAATTATTAGATGCTCTAAACAAAGATACATTATCAAAAGTAAGTGATGTATCTAAATTTATAGCTGAGACTTTAAATAAAGCTATTACAGATTTATCAGAAGGATTAGCTAAATCAATTATTCTTGGAGAAAAATTACAAAATGTATTTAGATCATTCCTACAAAATATCTTAGTTAAAATATTATCAATAGTAATTGAAACAATCGCAAGAAGATCATTAGAAATAATTTTATCAAGAACAGGATTAGAAATTGAAAGACAAAAAATTGGTTATATTCAACAACAGAACTCAGCATTAATAACTCAAATAGGTTATCAAACTGCTCTTAACGGATTAAGAAGTTCTGGTGGTGGGGGTGGTGGTGGTGGTAGTAGCACATTAAACACAATAGGAACTATTGCACAAATAGCTTCTTTTTTCTTTGCTGAAGGTGGTGGTATTAGTGCTGGACAACCTGCAATAGTAGGAGAACGTGGTAGAGAATTATTTATACCATCTACAAGTGGTACTATTGTACCTACACCAGATTTAAATGGAATGGGAACAGTAGTTAATATAAATGTTTCAGCAGTTGATGTAAGAGGAGTAGAACAATTATTTTTAAACAATAGAGCAACAATTACAAATATTGTAAATCAAGCTTTAAACTCAAGAGGAAAATCTAATTTAGTATGAGTGGAACATTTCCAACAAACCCAGTTCCAAGTTCGGTATCAATAAGTTCTAATCAGAACACTATTGTATCAACAACTGTTTCTGGCAGACGACAATCAAGACAAATTGATGGTCAAAGATTTAGATTAACTCTTAAATTCCCAGTTATGAGCAGAAGTGAGTTTGCACCTATACTTGCTTTTATAATGAAACAAAGATCACAATTAGAATCATTCCAATACACTCCACCAACTATTGATGATGCACAAGGTTCTGCTAGTACAGTTATATCTGTTGCTGGTGCTATTAGTGCTGGTGTTACTACTTGCTCAATAGATGGCATGGGAAACAGTTTAACTGGTGTAATTAAAGCTGGAGACTTCTTTAGATTTACTGGACAAGCAAAAGTTTATATGTGTGTTGCTGATGTTGATTCAAATGGTTCTGGTGCAGGAACATTAACTTTTGAACCACCATTAAGAGCAAACGTAG